CTACTTCTTCCTGAGTAAGTTCAGGCTCGGCAACAGTCTTCGAAACGAGGAAGCTGTAGTAGTCCCACTGCTCTTCGATCATCTCGCGGGTAACTTCAAGGTTGCCCTTGGCTGCGAGGTTTTGCTGTGAAACGGCCGCTTCAACAAGCTGGTTGGGCAGCTGGCCCGTCTTCAGCATTAGCGGCAGGTTGGGGATCTGCACTGTTACTACGGTTCCTGACGGAAGCGTCACACCCTCGTGCCGCTTTGCCTTGAACCACTGTGTCTTAGTTGTCTTGCTCATTACCTTGTGCCTCCTGTGGCTGTAGGTCTGTGTTTTCATCGAGACGCGCTAGCATCTGTATAAGGATTGTGACCTCGCGTCTGACACGCTTAGCCTGAGTCCTCGCAAGAGCTAGTTGCGTTACTTCGTCACTTCCCATACGCCCCTCCTTGGGGCCGTTGGTTTATACGGCGAGAGTGTTGTTGACAACCGTTGCTGTGACAATCGGCTTAGCCGAATCACCAGTGCGTTGAGCCTGTGCGCGGACGCTGACGATGATTGGATCGCCACCTGCGTTTGGCTCTACTGGGAATGCCTCGTAAGCAACTACTGGCATGTCAAGCGTGATGCTGTTCGAACCCTTGGTGAACTTGAACTGCATCGGAGTTGTGTAGATCGAAGAGCTGACGGCTGTGCCAGTCTCTGTTCCGTAGAAGAACTTGTTGTACTCCTTGATGTCCTCAAGGATGAGGTCGAAGGAGATCGTGATTTCACGCTGACCCGGGATGACATCGTAAGGAGTTACGTCGTCAGTCTGCTGGATCTTTGCGTTGTTGTTGATCTGAAGCTCAATGCTGCGAACGGAGGTTGTGATGGTTGGTGAGGTAATGAGTCCATCAGAGCCAACAGTTCCGCCGATGGCTACCTGTGCCTCGTTGTAGCTGTACACAGGGTCATTGTTGACCTTTGTGATACTGCTAGTAGCGGCCGACTCTGAGCTTGAGCGGCTTGGGACAAGGCCCATGATCATCGCGTTGACCGAGAGAGGAGCGCCAGCTTCACCCTTGATGGTCAACTCAGAGATAAGGCAGTCTTGGAACTGCTCGTAAAGAACGTCGCTCTGGTTACGCCAGAAGGTGTAATAAGGAAGGGCGTTGGCAGGAGTGATCTTGTGCGTGCCATTCTTTGAGACGCTGCCGGAGGTGAAGGTAACTGCACCCGGATTAGCTGCGCCTACTACTGCAAACGTAGTTGACGTGACAGCGGTGATGATGAAGATGCCGTTGTAAGCAGCTACGCTTGCGCCGCTGATTGCAACGCTGTCCCCTACTGCATAGCCGTGAGCGGCCGAAGTTGTGTAGGTGTAGGTTGACTTGGTTGAGGTTGCAGTGCCTGATGTCCAAGTTGCTGCGCCCGGGCCTGAAACAGTGCCAGTGACAGTGAACTGGTTTGAGGCAACACTGGTGATGGTGAACGTGCCGTTGTAGGCAGCAACGCTGGCACCTGCGATGACAACCGTGTCACCAGCAACAAAAGTGTGGCCAGTTGCAGTGTAGGTGTAAGTAAACAGTGAGGCGCTTACAGCAGTAACAGCATTGTTGTTAGCGGCTGCGGCTGTTGCCGAGCTTACGGTGAAGCTAGGGACTACTGAAAGTGCGCGGCTACCAAGTGCGCCCTTGAAAAGACTGTGAACGTAGGAGTCACGGACGTAGGACTCAGTGCTGCCCTCTACGCCAGTGCGGACTACGTAGCTTGTACCCTGATCGCGTGATGCGTCAGTCTCGGACAAGTTTGCGGTTTCACGTGTAACAGTGATGCCACCGCCAGTGAAAGGAATTTTTGAGACAGCTGCAGATGCTGCAGTTCCTTTGGCGCTCTGCTCAGCAAAGGCCCACCATGCTACGTTGCCCTTAAGTCCACCCATTTGTTACTTGCTCTCCTTAGTTTTAGCGGCTGCAGGCTTCTTGTCCTCAGCGGCTGGTTCGACTGTGATGTCCTCGGCAACTTCTGATACGGAAGGAACGAAACGGAGTTCGGAAGCAACAGCCTCTTCAACTTCGACTGTTTCGTCGGCTACGAGTACTACGCTACCTGCAGGGGTCTCCACGAAAAGAGCGCCCTCAAGTGCTGAATCAGACTTCTTGAAAGTTGGCATGACAGGAATAGTACGAGTGCTTGTGACAGCTATCCGGTCGTGTTTTGACCGTAAGCTGTGAAGCGCGCTGAAAAGCGGCTGTAGTTGCCAGTTGGGTCAGCTTCATACGTGACCTCTTCCAGTTGAAACCACCAAATATCGCTTGTAGATTCTTGCTGGTAAGCGGCTACCGCTGTCCTGAAACGATGAGCGTAGGACTCGATTACTGCTGGGTCTACTACTCGGTCAATGTCTGGATCAGGCTCCCAGAGCGCAAGGAACTCAACCTGAAGAGTGGTGATTAGCGCAAGGCGGTCCTCAAGGCTTGGCTCTTCACCGATTGAATAGACAGCCGCGACAAGACCAGTCTGGCCAAGTGAGTTGTCGGTGAACCCCGGTCGTACGCTGATGCGATCCGACTTGAACTCGGTGTTCAAGATGTCGATGAGATGTTCGCGGGCTTGTGTTGTTGGGGAAATGCTCATTTGCCTGCCCTGATGTTGGCTATTGAGTAGCGAGTAATCTCATCGGCAGCCGCCTGAAGACCGGGCTTCAAGTACGGCTGTGGTTTAAAAGGAGGCCTTCTGACAATCGCTGGCCAGTTTCGCCCTACGTAAGTGTTGTCTGGATACATCTTTGTTGCTGGGCCTGTGAACATGCGGCCGCGATTTACCCAGTAGAAGCGCATGAGTGCCGGGCCAATCTCAAGCTCGCCACTGCCTTCTTCAATAGTTTGAGCGTAAGGAACGTTTGTTGAAATGACTACAGAGCTTCCCCTTGTAGTTGCTCGGATGCTCTTTTTAAGTGTGCCTCCGGCTTTTCTTCCTTGACCGTGATTGCCCACAGGCGCAGCCGCTTTGGCAGCAGCTGATCCAGCTACACGACCTGCTTCGAGCGCTCTAAGAAAGACAGTGTTTGAAATCTTTGAAAACTGACCTAGTGAGTTCTGAAAACGAAAGGTGCCTTTACTGGTGTCGAAGCCCTGACTAAAACTTGGCATTAGAGCCTCAGCCGCTGGTATGGGTTGAGCAACGACTTGGCACGCTCTGGAATTGCATCGAAGAGTTGAGGAAGCTGGACGCTGTATGACTCAAAATTTTGCGAGACATAAGGCTTAGGCGACTCAGCTACTGCAGCAGCCGTGTAAATCGCTGCCTGCTGAACGTCGGCTGGAATACTGGGCCATCCCCAGTTGGCGGTGACAGCAACAACGGCTGGTGACTGATCAGAGAATCCGTAGAAGGTATCCAGTCCGCGCTCAAAACCCATCGCCCGGTTGACACCATTGGTGCGTCCGAGCATGAGCCAATAGTGAACAACCGACCGGCGATCCGGCTGAGCGAGGTACTCAGTAGTTGAGACCGGCACACCAGCAACGGTGACAGCAGTGATCGAGCCGACAGCGCAGTCGTCGATCTCCAGCACTCCGCTGCCGTCGTAGAGAAAGTTACGAGTCTCGGTTACTGGCAGTGAGCCAAAGTCACGATCAGTGTAAGTGCGAATCGCAGCGGAGGCATTGGTGATCGCCTGCTCAAGACGGATGTCCTTTGCAGTGTCTGATGGCGGAATGCCGAGGGCGTCTTTGAGCGCCTGCAAGCTGACGAGATTGACCTGATCCACTCTTACGAGTCTACGTCCGTTAACGACAACGGCCCCCCACTCCTGAGAGTGAGAGGCCGCCGGTCTGCCGAGTTGGACTTAGAGGACTACTTCTTTGGGGCTGGCTTAGCCGCTCCCGCAAAGACCTCTTCCGGTGTCGGCTCAGCGAGTCCGCCGAGAGCGTCAAGCTTAGTGCCGTCTGCTTGCTCGGGGATGCTTACTGCGTCCGGGTGGTCCGCATCAACGTGGTGGTCGAGGATTGCCTCGGCTACCTTTCCTGTCTTGGGATCCTTGATGATTTCAGCCATCGTAAACCCCCTTAGCCTGCTGCGAGGCCTGCTCCGCCAATGACGGAGAATGCCTTCGGGTAGCGGGCTGCGGTGAAGCCGACACGCTCTTCGACACGGAACACAGTCTGGTTCGATGTGAAGTAGACATGCTGTGACTGGTCAACAGTGACACCCTGACGGTCAAGGATCAGCGCCTCTTGGAAGTTACCGACGATGACGCGGGACTCGTTGGTTCCGCTGCCCTTCGTTGTCGGCATGTTCTTGGTGACGATGACCGGAAGGCCAAACAGTTCACCAACTGGGAGCGGATCGTTGGCGCGACGACCAAAGGCAGTCGAACCAGCACCGATCAGGTACGTTGACGGAGCCGACGACTCACGTGCCTTCATGATGCGTGCCCAAGTACGTGGGTGCATGTTGATGTGGCTCGGTGCGCCCTGATAGTTCGTCTGTACGTTCGTGATACCGTCCACGATTGCGTCCAGAAGGTCAGGGATTGTCGTCGAGGTCAGCGTGGTCGAGTTGACCCCGCTGGTGTTCAGGAGGCCAGTTGGCTGACCTGAACCGGATCCATCAAGGAACGCGACTTCCTCAAGCGTCGCAAGACGCTTGGCGATGTCAGCGGTCACCAGACCATCTACTGACGGCGAAGCGTCAGCAAGCAGCTGGTTTGAAACAACGCCGAGGCCAGCAGCCGTGAATACGGATGCAGTTACCTGACCGAAGGTCAGATCTGCCGTTGGCTTGGTTGCAAGCTCAGCAACCCATCCTGCAGTCGCGCCGCCAGTTACCGAAGCAATCTGGATGCTTGACGAGGTCACATTGACCTTTGAGCAAAGGGCACGCAGTACGGCGCTCTGCTCACGGAGGGTGATGAGTTCACTCATGATCTCAGGCTGCACGAGGTAGCCACCAGCGGAGTTGGTGCCTTCCGTCATTGCCTTACCATTGAGACCCTTGGTCAGACGCTCACGAGCGGCCTGATCACCCTTGTTCGACGCAAGAACGTCTGCGAAGAAGGAGTGAGCGGGCTTGCCCTGTGCAAGTGCCTTTTCGCCGTAGGTTGCGTCTTCGTCAGCAACGGGAACGCCGCTACCGAAGTCGAAATCCATTGGCTTACGGAGAGCTTCGATGGTTGTTGAAAGGGTTGAGACCTG